AGATTAAAGAGACGCCTAAAAACGCATATAAAGCTTTAGAGGGACATCAAGAACATTTAAAGACATATATCAATAAAACTGTTCGTGAAGGTACTACCCCTAATGTAGAAGGTTATACTGAGCACGTTAAGGGAATTCACGCTAAGGGTATTGCCGGTGTAAAGACTGCTAAAGCTGTAACTACTAAGACCGAAAAAATGCAGAGTGACTTAGCTCATATCGATAAGCATAAAGAGAACTTTAATAAGATCTTTGATATGCATTATCATTTACAGGCAGCTAAAGATCAATTAGTTAAGGCGTTATCTGCTAAGCCGAAGTTCGAAAGCTCCATGAAGGGTACCCCTACTAAACCAGAAGGTTATGTTGCTATCAGAGATAACAGACCTACAAAGTTAGTAGATAGAGCAGAGTTTAGTAGAATGAATTTCTTAAGGTAGTTATGAAAACGTTTAAAACCTTTTTAACTGAAGCAGTAGGTAAAAAGTCATTGCATATTTTTGATATTGACGATACACTACTACATACAACAGCTAAAATTCACGTTAAAGATCCTCAAGGTAAGACGGTGCGTACGTTAACTAATCAAGAGTTTAATGATCATCATTTACCTAAGGGTCATAGCTATGACTTTGGAGAGTTTAGAAACGCTCAAAAGTTTAGTAAGGAATCAAAGCCTATCCATAGTATGATTAATAAGGTTAAACACCTATCTACTAATCCTGAGAATCACGTAATTTTTAATACTGCCAGAGCTAACTTTGACGATAAGAATAAGTTCTTAGGTACATTCAAGAAGCATGGTATTAACATGAAGGGTATACACGTAATTAGAGCTGGTAATATTAATCAGGAAGGTACTCCTGCTGCTAAGAAAGCTACCGTTATTAACGGGTATATTAGCAAGCATAAGTATAAGGATGTACATATGTACGATGACAGTAAATCTAATCTTAAAACATTCCTTACTCTTAAACCACATCATCCAAATACCAGCTTTCATGCTTATCACGTACAGGGTCATGACTACAGTAAATACGAATAATTACCTATTCCTCAAACGCCCACATAAAGATTATACACTCATAGCAACTAAAAATCCATGTTATTTGGTTAATAAAAAAAAGTAAAGGAAAAATTATGCCAGTTGTTTATAGACCATATGTAGAAAAATTAGGGGGTAATACCTCAGCAACTGCATTTGTTGGTAATGAGGGTGAATTGTTTTATGACCCTGCTTCAACGTCACTAAGAATATCAGATGGTGTAACACCGGGAGGTACGGTTTTAGGTAGCAGCTTTAACTCTTCAAAAGCTTCCTTTGATCCTGTGTTTACTGATGCTAATGTTACTTTTGCAGGTGCTACAGTAACTGCTGATTATGTGCGTCACGATGAAATAGTTCACTACCATGTAAATGTAAGCTTTGCAGGTACAACTAATTACGGTAACAGCCAGTACCAAATAACATTACCGTTTCCTTCGAAACACACAATGTCAACAACTACCGGTACACTACATCAGATCGGTGCAGCAGGGGGTAGCGGGGCAAATACCTATTACCATATTTCTGGACATTTAGACTTAGATTATAGTAATACCACTTTGAAATTATTCTATTCGGGTAGCACGTCGGATTTAGCTTGGAAGTTTAATACACCTGGTGGTGTACCAGCTGCTAACGTTAACGCGTACTGGGCTGTTGCAGGGGATGCGCATTTTGATCTATCAGGCTCATATCATATAGATGTATGAAAACATTTAAAGATTTAAGAGAGAAATGTTGGGATGGTTGGACTCAACAAGGCATGAAAAAGAAGGGTAACAGAATAGTACCCAACTGTGTTAAGGTATCTGAAAGTCAATGAAAAATCTTAAGGAAAAGCAGTTTTTGGTAAATATGGCTCTGTCATTAGGACAGACGCCTGATCCTGCATTGGTGAAGGAGTTAGAAGAGCATAAAAAGATTATGGATACCGTAACTCCTATGGGTGAGGAGTTTGGTAATTTGATTGCGCAGCTTAAGCAGTTGAAGGATGAAGTTGATACTATAAAAACAACTGTTGAAGTTAAACAACAATACTTTCCAGAAGAGCCGAAAGAGTTTCCTAAACCTCCAACCTTAGATGAATTAATGGCATCGTTGCCAGTTGAAGAGGTAGTGGAAGAGGTAGTGGAAGAGCCTACTGTAGAAGAAGAGGAAACTAACTCTCTAATTAAATTAGCATCAGAACATATTACTAAAGAGTCTAAGATTGAAGAGGACTCATATCAACAGCCAGATGTACCGCTAATGAAAAGTCTGGATGATATACGTAAAAAGATTAAGTTCTTAGAAGGTTGGATATCTAAAATATCCATGGCAGGGCCTGGTGGTGGTGAGGTTAATTTACTTAAATTAGATGATGTAGATACAAGTGCAATCGGAGATGGTAAGGTACTTGCATATAACGCTGCTAATGCTAAGATAGAATTTAGAACCTCTTCAGGGGGTAGTGGTGGTGCGGTCGATTCTGTTAATGGTTTAACAGGGGATGTAGTCTTAACAACAACAAATGTTGCTGAGGGTGGTAATTTATATTTTACAAATGCCCGTACCCAATCTCTTATAACCCCTGCGTATAATACTGCTAACGTTGCGTACAGTACTGCTAACGTTGCTTATAGTACAGCTAATACTGCCTACCTAGCAGCAATTGCAGCTTTCAATACTGCTAATACCGCAGGCGGCGGTGGATCAAATTTACTCGCAGTATCAAGTGCTATTATACCTGATACTGATAGTGTGTATAATTTAGGTACTGCTAATTTAAGATGGGGTACATTATTTCTAGCTAATAATACTATTGATCTTGGTGGTGCTTTAATATCCTCTGATGGTACAGGTACAATTACTATATCTTCTCAAGGTGCAATCTTACCTGTTAACTCAAAAGTTACAGTGGATGGTTCTGACAAACAAATAGCATTAGTTGGTAATACTGGTGCAGTTGCTACAGTGGTGCCATTTTACACAAAACAATTAGGCCTAAATACAGTAGCTACTAACTTTACCTTTGGCGCAAACCCAGACGATTATGTATTTACAAACTTTACTTTTAGTAATGGTTCATCCATTATACAATCTGCTAGAGCTTTATTCTATTTTTAAATAAGATGATAACGTTAAAAACACCTGTAAGAACAGTATATGATGCATCTAATGCAGCTATCGGATTAGCAGAATTTCAAACAGATGAAGTGATAGCTATAGTACATGGAGGTACTGGAAGTAATACTATTGCAGGCGCTAAGCTTTCATTATCATTAACAGATAGTAATATTAGAAGTTTATTAAGCGTTGCCGGTAGCGGAACGTATGATAATGCAACTGGTGTAATTACAGTAACCGGGGGAGTAACATCTGTCGGTGGTGCTACAGGTACAGTATCTAATGCTCAGGTAGCTGCAGCAGTAGTAGCGGCAGGTTCTTTAGACACTGCTAATGTTACCGAACGTGACAACTTATACTTTACTAATGCAAGAGCTAGACTTGCAATAACTGCATCAGGTTCTATTAACTATAATAATAGTACAGGTATAATTAGTTTTACTCAGGGTAATACAGATACAATAGTGGAGGGAGTTAGTAATCTCTACTTTAATAATACAAGAGCAAGATCTGCATTTACAGCAGGAGCTGGTATTGATATAACCAGCGGGACAATTTCGGTAGCGTCTACTATTGATTACGGTTTAATCGATGGGGCGATTACAACAAGCAATGATTACGGGAGTATTATCTAATGGCAACCCAGGTACAAATTAGACGCGGTACTACCGCACAACATTCATCATTCACAGGTGCATCAGCTGAGCTGACCTTTGATACTGATTTAAAAACTGTAAGAGCTCATGATGGCACTACAGCCGGGGGTATTGTTTTAGCAAAAGCTTCTGATGTCTCAACTGCTGTAGCTAACTTAATTAACTCTGCACCAGCTACACTTGATACTCTTAATGAGATTGCCTTAGCATTAAATAGTGATAACAACTTTGCTGCTACCGTTATAACTCAACTCAGTAATAAAGCTAACACAACAAGTTTAACTACAGCAAATGTTGCAGAAGTTACTAATTTATATTTTACCAATGCTA